TACTGGTTGGACGATTGTTGGTTCATTAAGTATTACCGATGGTACTTCCGCTTCGTTTATCGCTCGTAAAACTAGCGATACAACTTGGTCTTTGTACCGTATCTAATGTAATGCCCCGCCCTTTGGGGCGGGTTTTTATAAGGAAAGATTATGGCAAATAACAAACCCATTGGTGTTGCCTATGCTGACCCGGCGCTAGATAGTTTTGAAGTTGGTACTTCTTCAAACCCTATTCTTCAGTCGTCGTCAGGTAACATTACGCAGTTGTACGCCACTGCTTCCCACACTTCTGGAGATTTACGCGGATATTACTCCCGTGTTGATTTTGCAGGTGCAGGTGGTGGTGAAACTTTAAGAGCTTTTTCCCGTGTAACAGCGGCTCAAGGTGCAGGTCAAACTACTAATGGCGCTCATGTTTCGTTATCTGTTAACGGTTCTGGCACTATTAGTGGCGCAGCTAACGCAATTCGCGCTACGATTGGTGGTTCTTCTACTAATCCAGGCGGTACATTAGCGGCGCTTCAGTTAGATTCTGATTTTGCTTCTGGCGGCACATGGTCTAATACGTCGTTCTTGCGTGTAACTAACAGTGGTACTGGCGAAGTAGGTAATTTTGCTGCTATGCCAGCTGTAAGCGCAACAGGCGTATTTCGTGCAAAAGTAGGAAGCCCTGTTGTTACTCATACCATCCCTGTTACTAGCGGTGGCACAACGTACTACATCATGGTTTCAACTGTAGCGTAATGGCAATAAGCAAGGAATTTATCCTCGCTGAAATGGAGCAGGTTCAGCAAGAATTACAGAAAGCTCGTATTTTTGTAATTCAAGCTGAAACCTCTCTGTCTATTTACCAAATGTTGTTGGCTAAGTTTGACGAGCCATCACAATCCGAAGGAACCGAATAATGGCTGTTATTTACTTAAAGCACCCCATTCATGGTCATAAAGTGGCTTGTAATGATATGGAAGCTGATTATGATGAAAATCATGGCTGGGAACGCTATACTGTCGATACGCCAATTGTTCAAGAATCTGTGGTTGAAGAAATAGAACCCGAAGTCGAGGCGGCTCCTGCTAACGCGCTGGAAGTAAAGACAAGACGACGTAAAACAACCGCATAAGGAGTATCGTCATGACTACTGCCAATGACCAAATAAATGGCGCATTGCGCGTACTAGGGGTTTTAGCCGAAGGCGAAACACCATCCGCAGCTACGTCGCAAGACGCTTTAGCTGCTTTAAACCAGATGATCGACTCATGGAATACCGAGCGTTTGTCGGTGTTTTCTACTCAAGATCAAGTGGCTTCTTGGCCTGCTGGCGCTAAAGACTTAACCTTTGGCCCAACTGGAACGTTGCCTTTAGCGTCAGGTGGCACACCTAAGCGCCCCGTATTGATTGACGATGCGACCTATTTTAGAGATTCAGCAACCAATATTTCATACGGCATTAAGCTAATTAACCAACAGCAGTACAACGGTATTGCTGTCAAAACGGTAACTTCGACCTACCCTCAAGTCCTGTGGGTCAACATGACTTTCCCTAACATTGAGATGTACGTCTATCCCGTACCCATCAAACCGCTAGAGTTTCATATCGTTTCAGTAGAAAAGCTCATGGACGTGCCAAGTCTATCGACTGACATTACCATGCCACCTGGCTACCTACGGGCGTTTAAATACAACCTTGCCTGCGAGATCGCAACCGAGTTTGGTATTGAGCCACCCCCTAACGTTGCAAGAGTCGCTATGACCTCTAAACGCAATCTGAAGCGTATTAACAATCCTGACGACATCATGGCGCTACCATACAGCTTGGTAGGCACACGTCAACGGTTTAACATTTATGCGGGTAATTATTAATTATTAAGGATCTATTATGACAACCATTGCTATTTCTTCATTACCAGTTGCCGTTTCGCAAGCGGGTGCAGATGTATTGCCAATTGTCCAAGCGTCTACTAGCACAACTAAACAACTTTCTATGACAGCTTTGTTTACTAATAGTGCGTTATCTACACCCATTCTTGGCACACCCCAGTCAGGCACATTAACAAACTGTACGGGTTTACCCTTAACTACAGGTATTAGTGGGTTTGGTACAGGTGTTGCAACATTTTTAGCCACGCCTTCTAGCGCTAATTTGCGTACGGCTGTAACGGATGAAACAGGTACTGGCGCGTTAGTTTTTGCTACAAGTCCTACATTGGTGACTCCTATTCTTGGAACGCCTCAATCTGGCACGTTAACAACTTGCACAGGACTTCCCCTTACAACTGGCGTAACAGGTGCTTTACCTGTGGCTAATGGTGGAACTGGTGCAAGCGCAACAGTTCAATCTTTATCAGGCCCAGGCGCAGTAAATATAACTTCCTTAACTACCGCGTTTACATCTACGGCAGCAGGTAATGCGTTAACTTTGGCAGACGGCGTAGCTGGTCAATTAAAAACAATCGTTTACGTAGCTGAAGCTGCGGGTGGTGACACAGGGGTTTTGACGCCTACTAATCTTGGCAGTGCCACTACTATTACATTTAATGCTGTTGGTGATTCAGTTACCCTTCAGTTTATTGGTGCTGATTGGTGGGTTATTGGTTTCCGTGGCGCTGTGGTTGCGTAACGCATGAAAACGCCAATTTTAGGTCAAGCTTATGTAGCCCGTAGCGTTAACGCAGCGGATAACCGCATGGTTAACTTGTTTCCTGAAGCTATCCCTAATGAAGGCAAAGAGGCAGGGTTTCTTAACCGCGCCCCAGGTCTAAGTCTACTAACTACAATTGGTAGCGGCCCTGTGCGTGGTTTATGGTCGTTTGAGGGGTATATGTACGCTGTATCAGGAAATACCCTGTACAAAATCAATAGCGCGTATACCGCAACGGCGTTAGGCACTATAGCGGGTACAGGGCAAGTATCTATGTCTGATAACGGTACGCAGTTGTTTGTAGCAGCCAATGGCCCTGGCTACATTTACAACGCCGCTACCAACGTGTTTGCGCCTATTAGTGATGGTGATTACCCTGGCGCCGTAACCGTTAGTTACTTAGATGGGTACTTTATTTTTAACGAACCCAACAGCCAAAAGATATGGGTTACTAGCCTATTAGACGGCTTGTCAATCGATCCATTAGACTTTGCTAGTGCAGAAGGCTCACCTGACGGTTTAGTAGCCGTCATTGTGAATAACCGTGAGGCATGGCTGTTTGGTACTAACTCTATTGAGGTTTGGTATGACGCCGGTACGCCTGATTTTCCGCTTGCCCGTATCCAAGGCGCATCCAACGAAATTGGTTGCGCTGCCGCATTTTCTGTTGCCAAACTTGACAATTCCATATTTTGGCTAGGGCAAGACGCTAGGGGCCGTGGCATCATATATCGTAATAACGGCTATACAGGCGTTAGAGCGTCTAATCATGCAATTGAATGGCAAATTCAGCAGTATGGCGACATTAGCAACGCTATTGCTTATACCTACCAACAAGACGGCCATAGCTTCTACGTATTGACATTCCCCACCGTACAAAAGACATGGGTATACGATGTGTCAACCCAGTCGTGGCATGAACGTGCAGGTTGGTCAAATGGCAATTTTATTCGTTATCGCCCTAACTGCCAAACAACATTTAATAACGAAGTAATCCTTGGTGATTATGAAAGCGGTAACTTGTACGCATATGACTTAGACGTCTATGCCGATAACGGCCAAATTCAAAAATGGTTGCGTTCTTGGCGCGTTATTCCTAGTGGTCAAAACAACCTACGCCGTACCGCCCAACATAGCCTACAGCTAGACTGCGAAACAGGCGTAGGGCTTAACTTATACCCTGCGTATGAAGCGCAAGATTTGGCTACCGAAGATGGCTTAGAACTTATTGCTGAATATGTACAAAAAATTGTTTCTACTGAAACGGGCGTTGAGTTAACTACAGAAAGTAATGACGGATTTGCGTTAATAGCTAATCAGCCTGATTATCCTGTACCTTTTGTACCGCCAATGATTTTATCAACAACCGCGTATCCAGCGGCGGCTGGCTATGACCCCGAAGTAATGCTGCGCTGGTCAGATGACGGCGGTCATACCTGGTCAAACGAGCATTGGGCCTCAATGGGGCGTATTGGTCAGTACGGGCGGCGTGTCTTTTGGCGTCGGCTTGGCATGACCTTAAAGTTGCGTGACCGCGTCTACGAGGTGTCAGGCACCGATCCAGTTAAGATTGCCATTGTTGGTGCTGAACTCTTACTAAGCCCAACCCGTGCCTAGCCCGTTAAACATTACAACCATACCGGCACCACGTACGCCGGTAACAGATCCAACCACAGGGCTATTGTCCCGTGAGTGGTATCGGTTTTTTTTAAATTTGTTTGTTTTAACGGGATCGGGTACTAACCCTACTGGATTAGAAGATTTACAGCTTGGGCCGCCTAATTTAACCGTTGATGAAATTCTAGTGCTTATTAATCGTCAGCGTGACGCCGATTTAGCGCCGCCTGTGCAACTAGGTACAATATCTTCACAGAACGCGGACAATGTAACGATTACTGGTGGCACAATTGACAACACGCCAATTGGCAATACAACCACAAATTCAGGTAAGTTCACAACGCTAAACGCTACAGGCGGTATTGGTGGAGGTAATTTTTAAAAAGTGACAAACATAATAAAAGCACCTAAAATCATTTAAAAATACGGATAGAAAATGGCTCAGACCGGATTTACACCAATTTTACTTTATGCTAGCAGCACGGTTAGTCAAGCACCGTCCGCTAGTGATTTGACTAACAGCGCGTCAGGGTCGGAACTCGCCATTAATATTACTGATGGTAAATTGTTTTACAAAGATAATGCTAATGCTGTTCAAGTTATTGGCTGGAAAACAGTGCCAACAACGGCTGGCGGTACAGGC